TGATGTGTGGATTTTAACCTTAGGAATAAATCCAAAACCTTTGAGCGATTCTTCGATCGCCTCTTTGGCTTGTTCCAAGGTTAGACCAGACTTGCGATGACTAGACTCCTTCACAATCGAAGTGTTGTCGTCACCCATGACTGCCGTCTTTGAATTCTCGTTTGGTCCGAAAACTTTATCCAAAGTCGACGCAGCTGTTAAACCGGTGTTTTGCGAGTTGCCCGCGGATGTCTGAGGATTGCCAGAACACATACCGTGATCGGTGGTGTATTTGACCCCATTTCGTGTATACCCCACAATATTCTTGTGATGTTCATAGACTACGGACGCCTCTCCATAATCTTTCATTCCTGCCTGTTCAAGACCGAAGCGCGTCATCTCATACGGCCCCTCACGCTGAGTGCCGTCATATGACGTCATATCCACTTCGACTATCCAATCACCAGGAGAGTAATTGTCGAACATCCATTGTCCGACTTCAACACCCGTAGCACCTGACGTATAGTAGAATCTTCCTTTTCCATCCCACTGTTTTGTCAAGCCTTTGGCGTATTGTTTAACGAAAGGGCCTAGAGTAACATTAGCTTCGTCAGTAGCGCCTTGGATTGCCCTTGGCGTGTGTCCTTCATAACCGTCAACTGTTGACTTCAACAACTTTTCGATCTTGACGAACGTCTTCCTAACTAAATGCTCTCGTTCTAGCGGCTCAGATTGCAGCTTCTTCCATGCAATGAGTTGATTCGCTTTCCTCGCTTTTGGGAAACCCTCGTTCCATTTATGAAACGAAGCATCCAAGTCAAAATCAATTCCTTCCCTGATGGTACTAAAATCGATCCACTTCTTGTCAACCATTTCTTGAAGGAGTTCATCCCAAACTCCATCATCGGCCTCCTGCACGTCCATGCAAACTCGGTTGGCGAGTGCAAGCACTTCGTTTTCCTGGTTCGCTGTTGACACAATTGGAATGTGCCCCGTGAAGGTGGTAGTGTGCTGGAACAAACTAGGTTTGTCCAACACGTCATCCACTTTCTTACGGACTATAGAAGCATGTTTCCTAAGCTTCTTGGC